ATGAAACTACCTACTGTTTACGCCACCTTGAAAAATGTAGCACCCGACCGGAATGGCGAAGTGCCTATAATTATAAATGTGACTTTTGAACGGAAAGTAATCCCGAAAAGCACGGGATTGAAGTGCTTGCCTGCGGATTTTGATAAGTTTAATTTAGTCAAAAAAGGTCACCGAAAAAATGGCATCCTAAAAGAAAAAATCCGTGACCTAAATAATGAGTTCCTGAAAGCGGCTGAAATACAACCACTCACAATTGGCATCATAAAAGATATTATGGCCGGTGATGCTGTATCTCGGGATTTGTTTTCCGTAATTGCGGAAAAAGTATTGAAGATGGAAAAAGGAATACTTTCCGAGGTTACATTAAAGCACCTAAAAAGTGAGATTTCAAAAATAAACACTTTTGCACCTGATTGCAGGATCGGACAAATGGATGCTAATTTTTTTAAGGGCTATGAAAGGGATATGCGTTTAGTGCGAAAAAATCAACAAAATACGATTCATAAGTCGCTAACTAAAATAAGTACGATATTAACGAAAGCCTTTGAAGCTAAATTAATAAATACAGATATTTCCGCTAATATCAAACCTCCAAAATATATAAATCCTGAACGGATAACTTTAACGCAGGATGAAACCGAAAAAATCGAAAAATACGCTGATAATGGTGCGGTCGAAGCTTTGCGTAATGTAGCGGCATGGTTTATACTGCAACTATATTCAGGCGTTCGGTATGGCGATTTGGTGAAATGGGATGAAAAAAGCAGAATTAGGAATGATAAATTCCTAATTTACGACGAAAAAACAAAGACACAACATTATGTGCCTTTGTATCCTAAATTAGTTGCGGCAATTGAGCGTGTGCGTGGCATTGACCCAATCCCAACCAATCAAATTTGCAACCGATATTTAAAAGAGATCGCCGTTTTTCTTGATATTGGCACGCATGTTACAACGCATACCGCCCGACATACATTTGCGGTCAATTACCTAAATGCAGGTGGATCTATCGAAGTGCTAAGCAAGCTTCTTGGGCATTCTTCGATTAAAACCACTAGTATTTATGGGCGTATTTCCAATAAACGCATTGACGAGGAAACGGCTAAAGTCCTGCTGTAATTTGCGTGTTGGTTGATTGTGCTGCAATGTAGCTTGTAATGTATGATAATGCAAACCCAAACACACCTGGTACTATGGTGGCATTCGGCTTTATCTTAATGGTTAAAATGGTTTCGTTTCCGGAGCACTCTGCGGTTATGATGTCGCCATCTACAAAATTGCCTGTTGTTTTTTTGCTTGCAATTGGCATCCCGTTAATTCCTACTTTTACGGCAAATGGCATTTTTATTTTTATATCTATGCCATTGCCAACAATTGCGCTTTGTTTAGGCAGTATGGCGCCATGTAGCTGGACCAATCCGCCAATCCTGACATAATACCCTGTTGCGGAATCCACGCCCTGCGTTGCCCCCGTTGAAACACCCATATCCCAAGATACGACTTGCCCAAAATTGGTCACATCCGCCTTTAGCCAATTAAGGAAGTCGTTTTGTGAGCCCGTATGCCCGTTGGCGAGCCAAACTTGATATGCGGACGCCCCATTTGCGCCCGGTTGTCCATTTGCGCCCGGTTGTCCATTTGCGCCGTGCAGGCTGTCTATGAAATCCTGTTCCGTACCTATATTTCCCAAATTCAACCAAATTTGATACGCACTTAAGCCATCTTCCGGAGTAGGTCCGCCAATTAATATACCCATGATAATTATTTTAAAAAGTAAAAAAATGATGCCTGCGAACCGATAGGTATGTTTACATTGATTCGCACAAATAATTTGTCTTCGGTTAACGATGGAATCGTTGCCGGTTATAATCTCTTGGGGATCGTTGTTTAAATTGACTGTTGCCATTTGATTTACATTATGTCGTTTACGATTGCAGATAGCTCTTCTTTCGAAGGTTCTGCTTTAGAGCTTCCGGAAGCCATTACAGGCCTCCCAAACGCGCCTACATTATCTTTAGCGAACTCCCCCGCATCTGTTGCAGTTTCTTCAACATAAGCGTTAAAATCTTCATCAGATTTAAATTGCATACGGCTAAAATCTTTAAGAATCTTAGCTTTGAATACCGGGTTAGCGTCTTTGAGCTTCTGCTCTAATGTTTGTTTGCGAGTATCGACGGTTTTGCCTTGCTTAAGTTCTGCAACCTGTGTTAATAAGGTTTTAGCCCATTCCGGCATATCGTCTTTTGGTTTTTCAGGTTCTGGCGGTGTTGACTCAGCCCCTTCTTTTTTAGGCTTCGTTGTTTTTGCGACAGCATCGGTTACCCGTTTGTCCGCATCAGCCTGAAAGCCCGTAAGCAAATCCTTGACCCCATCTGTTGCGGTTTCAATATTCACTTCTTCTGTTGTAGTTACTGCCAACATTGCGGCAATCCCTTCGAGTACTTTGTCGCTTAACCCTAAGTTTTTATATTTAGTTTTAAGCTGTGCTAGGATTTTTTCTTTCATAGTGGTACAAAGATAAAAATTGTTTTTGGTCTATTGTACTAAGAAATAGGCACAAAATGCTATTTTGAAAATACTTCATAATATTGTTTGTTATTCTCAAAAATATTTTTTTACTTTGTGGTCTAATGTACTAAAAATATGAAAAATGATACAATTTACCATGTTGAGAAATCAGGAATGCATTATTACTTTGGAAGTATTGCGGCTGCATGTACAACGTTGGATTTAGGCATAAAAAAAGAAGCCTTGTGGAACCAACGCATTACCGAAAAGAAACCGTATTTAGGAAAAGGATTGACGATAAGGAAGGGTAGGGTTGTGAGAAACAAACAGAAAGTTTAACTTCGCAAAAAAAAATTAAATTTTATGAAAAAGATTATTACGATGGCAGCTGTAGCTGTAATGATTATTTGCTTTGCTGCGTGCAGTAAAGATAACACCAAAAGCCCAACAGGTCAGAACAATCCAAGTACAAAAGAACCATACACAGAATTGCAGGGCACTGTTTGGGAAGGTACAGATAATAGTAACCAGACGACCGTTAAGCTTATTTTTTGGAATTATCCGGATGGGAGTTTTCTAGGGACTAAGCCTGGGAGGGAAGATAAGACGGGGGAGATAATCTGGGAGATGTCGGGCTCAAATATTTCTGTTGACCTATACGAACATTCAAATATTACAACATCATTCAGCGGAACTTATAAAGATAGTCGCTTAATTTTAAATGGAATAATATTTTCCAGAAAATAATTTTGTTATTTGGCAAATAGTATTATATTTGCAGCGACTTGTAATCGTACTAATCAGAGGTTAACTCAGATTGTCTTTATTGTTTATAGCGGAATCCCCCGTTATATGGTGGTGCGAGAGGAAACGACCGTACTGATTGCACGCCTCGCGTACGATTGCAAGTCACACCTAAGTAAAGGGGGATTTTGCGTATTTTTTTTGTCAGAATGACTTGCACAAAAAACAGTCAAGCTCAGACTATAAATGAGCAACGAAACCATGTCAATAGTGGCGTGTTACATTCTCCGGAGTTGCCAATCACCCAATGGGGTGGCAAACTATTAGTTGATGCCAGAGCCTTGCATCAAAGATTACAATCCAAAACCGACTTTTCCGAATGGATTAAAAGAAGAATTGAAGATTATGGGTTTGAAGCGGAAACTGACTTTTCCCTAAATTTAGGGAAAACCTCCAAAAAGGGCGGCAGACCAAAAATCGATTACCTCCTAACCCTCGACACCGCCAAAGAACTCGCAATGTTGGAGCGCAACGAAATCGGCAGGATGATCCGCAGGTACTTCATCCAAAAAGAAAAAGAAAGCCGAGGTGAAGTATTGGCTCTGCCAAAAGATGACCGGGTATTTGCGCAGTTGAAAACCTTGAAGATAAATGGGCGTACACTTTACCCTTATTCCCAATTCATGGTTACCGTGGGAAGCAAGAGTGGAAGCAGCTACAAAAGCCGTTACCCTAATCATTTTCTCGAATTGGACAATCTCCAGTATGTAAGCGAAGAAATGGCTTTGCAGATTTACTTTAACCGCCGCATTAGGGCGGCACGGGTAGCAAACAAAGAAATGCAGCCGGTACTGCCTTATGATTTTGCGGACAAAAAAGAATTAAAAGGAGGGCAGGATTATGTGTAAAGAAACTAAAACAAGTCTTGAGATAGTATCGGAAGCATTCAATGAAGAAACCTATTATTTAATACCTGACAATGTAAAACTGGTTTCCTTGTTAACGCACGACATCCTTTTTATTTTGGATGATTACGAAGACAGAATGCAACCAATAGTCCATAAATTGATATCTGAAAGGGTAGACGGCTTGCTCACAATTGTAAATGCTTTAAATGACTTAAAGCAGATGAGTGCCTTTACCGATATACTGAATCTGTGTTGTGAGCTTAAAGAAAAGAAGACTGCCTAACCACCTTAACCAACCGCCTTAATTGGCGGTTGGAATTTTAGGATAACGGAGAAACGGCCTTATGTCGGGAAAGGTTTTACTGTCAGGAAGGGTAGGGTTAAGAGGTTAACCAAACAATAACATTAATTATTTTAAATAAATTTGGTTCATTCAAATGAACTATGTATCTTTGTGTAACAAAAAGGGTAATTAAATAACAACAAAAAACAAAAATTATGACTCTCGTAAAAACAAGACTTGCAATAGGTGCAGAAAAGAACTTCAAATTTGGGGATAACTTAGAATACTCCGTAAATATGTACGATAATAAGCCCTTTGAAAAAGAGTACAATAACGTTCAAGATTTCTTAAAGGATTTCAGCCCGACAAAGCCAAGCGATTATTTAATAAAAAGGATAGAAGAGGAGTTCGTAAAAGTTGGCGGCAAAATCACCTTTAAGCCTAAAGGTTTTAAAGCAAACCAGAAATTCAGATTCGAATAAAAAAAGCGCAAGGCTTTAATTAGCCTTGCGCCTGAAAGCAAATCACATTAGACATTAGATGTCCAGTAATTTGTGAAATGCAAAAATAGTAAATTAAACAATACCCACAATAAAAAAATCTTAACAACAAAAACAATTTCAATTATGATTACAATTACAGGGAATCCATATTTGCAAGACAGAAGAGTTGAATTGACAATTCATGAGTTAGTCAAAAACGGAGAAACTTGGGTAAAGCCTTATGGTGCAAAAAATAAAAACATCTCTATTGTTGTAGATAAAGATTTTGATACAGATGATGAAAATCAGCAAGAAGAGTTGAAAGCGATTGTTATTTCAGAATTAAAAAAAATGGGTTATAATGAGATTAGACAAGATGGCGCTAAATGGGGGATAGACTAAAATAGCAAAAAAAAATTAATCGTACTAACGCCCTTCGGGGCATGGAATTAATTACTAACAAATAAAATATTTAATTATGCAAACTCAAGAAATTATTAAAGGTCGTCAATTATGCGAAACCCCCGACGAGGACATTAAAGAGTATAAAGTAGATGGAAATATGGTAATTGCTGTATTTTATAATGCAAAACAGGCGGCTGCATACATAAAGAAGTTTAGCGCATTTGCCTATACGCCAAATTGGTATGACCAAATTGGATTTGCGAATTTCAATGTTAATTTCAATGAGATTATAGCTTACAGTACTTACCATCCTGCAAGTTCTATGATTAAAATGTTTGAAAACGGGCTCAAAAATCTTTAAGCCTCAAATCCAATGTGGCTTGCCAAAATTAATTAGCAAGCCACCGGTACGATTAAAAAACCGCTGTTATATTTCAATACCATGCTTATATCCTAGAAAGGATTAGCGTCGGTACGATTAAAGCACAAATATAGTAATTAAATTTAAAAATGCAAATAACCCCCAAACAATACGCAGATAAAAAAGGTTTCAGCTTATCCTACGCCCTACGCCTTTTGAAGGCAGAAATGCCACCACCTGACGTTTTAAGTGTAGAACATTTCGGCAGGTTCTATGTCGTCACGGTTGAAGATGACTTTTTAACCGCTAAAACCGAAAAGAAAATGAAAGGCAAAAATACATTTACCAAAAAAGAAACTATGCAAATAAAGTCCAGTTTAAAAGATTTACGAACCGCCGGACGGGATTCCCAGAAAGATATTAGGGCTTATCTTCGCAATACTTTTAAATTCTACATTTCCGATTTTACAAGCTCAAATTCCGGCTTTACGGTTGAGGATTTCGAAAAGCTGGTAGCGGATAAAATAATTACAATAAAATGAAGAAAAATATATCTAGAGTATCCAGAATTAGCGATTTAATACAATATTTAAATACGTCTGTAAATAAATTTGAGCAAGATATTGGGGTTACTCAGAGTAGGATTGCTAAAGCCATAAAAAGGAATAGTGATATTTCAGCTGATATTGTCCAAAAAATATCAGACCGTTTCCCAAATATCAGTCCAAACTGGCTTCTAAAAGGTGAGGGCGAGATGATTTTAGATAAAATGAAGAAAAATATATCTAGAGACAGGCTTAATATTGCAGTCGCAAGTTTGCGTAAGACACATATAAAGATTGCGGAGGAAATGGGCTATTCTAGACCTCAAACGATTTCGGACAATCTTAAAGGCAATGCCACACAAAAATTCATACTCCATTTATGTAACCTTTACGGTTTTAATCCCGAATGGATCCTAAAAGGTGAGGGCGAGATGATTTTAGATGAAAGTGAAGAACGGCTAGAGAATAAAGATATTTTAAAAAGAATAGGGCAAGTTGCCAATAATGAAGAGATTACAATAACCTCCTTAGAGTCGAAAATTGGAGCAAGTAAAGGCGTATTTTCGAGAGCCTTGGCTAAAAACACTGACATTCAAAGCAAATGGCTTATTTTGATTGCTAATAAGTATCCACAATATTCTTGTAAATGGCTTCTAACTGGCGATGGCGAAATGTTAGCAGGAAATCCCATTTCTCAATCCGATATTAAAACAATTGAACTATTAATTAGCTTACTTGTAGATGCGCACGGATATTCAGAAGATTTTGTACCAATTAAAAAAGCACGGGAATTAATTTCCCGTTTGTAAACATTTATTCCACAACCCATTTAATATGAAAAAAGTAAAAAAATCACCCGTACACCTGCAATATTGGTGCAAAACATCACTGATCGATGCAGAAGTTTGCAAGCGCAAAAATATCGAGTTCAATATGGAACTTGCTAAAGACTTAGAAAAAGAAGCCCGGCATTATTTTATTGTCGATAAAAGCGGTAATTTTAAGGTCGTGCCAGGTCGTGAATTTGAGAAATATTTTGACGATAAGGAAGCTTCGGAAATGAAACAGACGAAAGCAGCGGTAACTGCTATTGATAACTTTATAAAACAGGTACACAACATTTAAAGATTCGTACGGTTCGATTCCGTTAGGTTGCGACGCTTGGTAGAGGATACTTGGTTAAATTCCAAGGCTTAGAAATAAGTTTCCTGCTTGGTGCGGGGGCATGACAGCGTGGAAAGACACGCATTTTTTTAAAATCAGCAAACAAATACATGTATTATGAAAAGATATATTGCATTTACAGGAGAAAATAATTATCCCGCTGGTGGCGCATACGATATTGTGGGCTACTTCGATAATATTGACGATGCAGTCGCAGAAATCTACAAACATACAATGGACTTTAAAAGTGATTTCGGGCATGTACTTGACACTGAATTAACGATAATCGTGTGGGAAGACGGCAAATATGTATCAAATGAAGAGCTAACCAAGAGGATAGAGAAAAGGTTTAAAAACAATCAAAAGGGAATTTAATCTAAACTAAAGGTTATAATGGATGAAGAAATGAAATGCCCGAGATGCGGATGTGAATTTACGCTCAAATCTGGAGATGATAATTACTTAGATGGGGATTGCCCACAGTGCGACCTACATTATTATTGGGAAGAAGAGTATGATGCTGAAAGTGGAGAAGAATATTGTTATAGGATATGGGGAGAATTAGGAGAACCTTATAAAAGTTAATCGTAAATATAAAAAAAATGGACATTACCACCAACATAAAGCCTAACCTACTTATCGATGCTTTGATTTTCGGCATGCGAAAACAAGGCGCCGCAATGAGTTCTGATGAAGGCAACGACATCATTCAAAGATTGAATAAATGCTATGAGTCTGGATTTTTAAGCTATACTGAATGCCTGGCATTAGGCGTTTTGGGTCTGCCCTTCTTAAAAAAGCTAATTGAAAAAAATGGCATAAATTTGGAGACTGTCAATAAGCCCAGTTTAAAGTTCGACATGGCACAAGTTCACGAAGAGCTTGTGAAGTTGATTCAAAGAGACGGATTGTTTTATTCGGATTATTTGTTATAAAAAAACAATCAACATGGAAACAATATTTGATCACAACCCAACAGATGCAGAATTAAAAGAACTCTTTTCTTTTAATAAGTCCGAAAATACAATGTGTTATGGTTTTTCTGTAATACCACTTCCAATTGATCGGTATGACAGTGTTGCAAGTAGTAACGAAAAGAAACTCGACCTTGCGCTCTTGTTTGAATTGCGTGGTAACCAAGCCAAAGCAGATGAAATTTGGGCGGTCATTCCCGAAATTGAAAGGGAATACAAGTGCGGAATGGATAATAATACTTATCCTATTTAGTCTTTTTGTGTTTCCTGAAAAACTTAACTAATTCAACTTCGACACTTTTGTAATCAGACATTAAAATAGGCTGCAATTCTTTTAGTGCTGTTTGTTCGCTAATTCCTGCATCTTTTAATCGTTTCCTGAAATCTTTAATCCAGGACGAATACCCGTAACCATCATCGAGTATTTTTGATTTATGCGTAGCTTTACCGCCCAATGATTCCAAAAAGTCACTATATGTATGGCGTGCCGTAAACTGATTTACCGTTTCCATTGCTTTTACCTGTGCAGTTGAAATCCGTCCCGGTGGCGATTTGGTTCGTGCGTGCAAAATTTCATGCCACAACGATTCAATAGAGTATTCTTGATTAAAGGTTAGCTTGCCGCCTTTTTTTATCGCAGCAAATGCGCCTTTCAATTCATCTGCAGGGTTAAAGTTAACTGAGCTAAAAGTGTTGGTAGAAACCGTGAATGTAGAGCCTTTTACCCATTTCCCAGTTTTGGGGTCATAAGGCATTGAGTGTTGCATCATGTAGCTTCCGGACTTTAAAAATTTGAAGTCATCAACTCCATTCCTGAACCATTCAGTATTTTGGCTTGCAACCTCTTTAAATATAGATTTTACCTCTGCATTTGTGGGGATATCTCCCTTTATGAAGTTGCTTAAGTTGATTGTTCTGACTTTAGCAATAGTTTTTGCGGCGCTGTTCAACAACTTCGCGTTATCCCTAATAAAATAGGGTAGTGACTTAGCTCTCGCAATCCTATCTTTATTTTCAGAAAGCCACCGCTTCATTTTTTCGGGAATATCGGTAATAATATCACTAGGTGCATACTCTTCGCCCCGTAATGTGGCTAATTCAAATTGGTTGTATTCATCCGGAGTTAGAAGTATAGGAATAGCAAAACATCGGCACTGGGGATGCCAGCCAACAAACTTAAATGTCTTAGGATATTTACCCGCAAGCGTTTTACACACATCGCAATGATTCGGGTTGTTACTTAATTTTATTTCATATCCCTTGACGAAATCCATCTGTGACCACCGTTGAAAATCGGCTTCACGGTACGCCATGTTATTTTCTGTACGTGTGAGCCTCATAGCGTTCTTATAAGAACTACGATAAATACCTTGCCCCGGATTGTACTCTTGTGCAGCTTTACTTAGTTGCAATTTGCCATCTTTATCACGAACACGGCGGAATAATTTATCCGGTTCTAATAAAGCGTTACGAACATCCCGACTTAGAGCTGCTGCGGATTTGCCTTCACTTAATCCAATGTCAAGTGCCGTTTCTAATTCCGATTTAGCTGCCTTTGTATGCTTCCAAATACGGTCAGATAAGCCCATGCCGTCAGCTTTACGTTGTTGAAAGGACTTTAATGCTGCTTCATTACGTGCCCCATAATCGTAACGCTTCGCCAACACATCTTTGTGAATACCCGTTTGGCTGGCCATGTAGCCTAAAAGTGCGTCATTCTTTGCATTGGCAATTGCCCAGGCTTCCTGCGTACCGTTTTGGATGACCAGTTCCATTTGCCCAGCCATGCTTTGCAAAAGCTTATTAACCCTGTCCTGCGTTTGCGGATAATCTTTAAAAGTAAAAGGCTTATTGGGGTTATACTTTACCAATGCCGCTATCCTTGCAGCTTCTTTGACGGCTGCATTATAAATACGGGTAATTTTAGCGGCTGTCTTTTCGTTCTGTTTGAACGCTTTCAAGTCCCAATTTATACCGTTTATTTTGTAGGCGGTTGGCATGTTAAATAACCTTTTTTAGGACATCCTTTTCGGGAGTGATTTCAATATCAAAGTAAGTGTCCGTTATCCTGCCACATGACAATTGATAAGATATAAGTTCGCCTTGAACCAAAACACCAGTTACGATATGCGGCTTTTGGTCTTCATCGGTAGATAGATAGACAATGTCACCGAAATTGTATTTATTGTCAATAATCATCATTGTACGGGGTTAAACACATCACCAATTGTCGCCCTCGCTTCTTCTTCCTCAATCAAACGCAATTCTTCGTCCACGTCATTTACCCAACCAAGTATTTTAATGGCCGTGCGTTGTGATATGATAGGTTTGCCCCCGTTTGCGGATACAAGATTTGCAATAGTAGTAGTTTCATCGTTGATGGTAAAAGGGATAATTTCGGGCTCTATTTCCAAATTGTCAGAAGCCGCCTTTAATCCTGAGCCGCCAATCGTACCAATGATCCGCTTTTGAATATTTACACGGCGCTGTAAAAAGTCGTCTAATATCTCCCGCTTTTCTTCCACTTTCAGGCGTGCATCTGTGAATAGCATCTGTAACGCTTCACCGCTAATTTGAGACAGCCCTTTTACACTATCAAATGAAATATCAGGTGTCTGCGTTTGACTATGAATGAACCGAATTAATGTTTCTATTTCCAACTTTACCGCTTCGGGCGCTCTGTCCCATGCTAATATTTTGGCTTCACTACCTTCCTCACCTTCAATCACTTTTCCGCTTTCCCCCTTCTTTGGCATTGAAACGATACCTCCTGTAATGAAGGTAATCGGACTGGAAAAATAATCATTGGTTTCCGCAAACTTCGAAAGGAGGTACTCCAACCTTTCAATACAGATTTGTACGTCTATCCATTCTACCGCTTCCTGGTCAACGAAAACAATTGGTATTTTCCCGTAGGGCAAAGCTTTAGTTTTACTTTCTACCCAACTTGACCCGTCTTGTACCCATTGGACATACATGTTTTCAGTGTATGTCTCAAAATATTTAATTGTTTTGTCGTCTGAATCTTTACGGCCAAATGCACGGGAAAATGCTACCAAATCCCCTGTATCGTCAAAATATGGGTAGAGTTCATCGCCGTTGAATGGTGTGAACGCAGCTACCCTTATTTTTAGTTTGGTATCAAAACCGTAGGTATTATGGCTTTCACTTTTTTCAACTGTATGCCACAGTTCCGCAACCTCTGTGCTACGTAATAGTTCCCTTAACGCCCGACGGTTAAAGGACTTTAATTTACAATCGTGATCAAGCCGATGCATCGCTTTTAAAACCACTTCTTCCTGTGAGTTTTCTTTCGGCTCTGCATTCAGCTTAACAGGGTTGCCAAAAGTGAAACTTACCGCTGTGTTCACTATGCGTTTTTGCAATGGCAATGCAATCCTATTTACCTTTTGCAAAGAGCTATTGCCATCTTCGTCAGTTACCAATTTGTCAGGCAGGTAAATTTTATCTACCATCGTTTTATGCAAATAAGGATCCCATTGGCCTTTAATCTTGTCAAGATCCGGCAAATCCTTAAGCCTGCCCGATTTAAGTTTCTTTATTTTGGCGGGAATGTCTTCCATTGCCAATATTTCTTCTATTTCTCCCAT